ATGTTTACAACTTGTTCGCTTACAATGTCACGTCTGTTCAGAAAATGTTCAGGCTACCAAATGGATTGAGAAAATGTTATTTAATCAGGAAGGTTTATTGAAACATTACGGACCAGAGGGTCGAGATTATTATGTTTATGCAAGATACTTTAAGGGGAATTAGGTATGGGTGGTAACACATCATCTGAAAAATCAAGCGGAAGAACTTCAAGACAAAAAAAAGCTGATGATGCTTATACAAGAGAATTAGCAAGGGCAACCAAGGATAACCCAAACAGAAATGTTACAGGTTTTGCTGACCCTTTAAAGGTTGTATTTAAGGGAAATAACTTAGAAGAAGCTGGTTTTGACCAAGGACTAAGAGATGCTTACAATGAACAACAGCGAGCCAATGTAGCTGCAAGAAATATGCGTCCTGATGGTACAGAAAGACCAGATAATCGTGATAAACGTCAGGTAACTACTCCTACTACTCCTACTGCTCCAACGACAACAACTACGCCTACTACTCCCACTACTGTAGGAAACGCTGCTTCATCAGCCGAAAGCACTTCTGTCGAAACATTAAGGTCTTCTGCAAACGCTGTGACAATTTCAGATGCTGCAAGAGAAAGAGCCAAGGCACTTGGTTTAGAATTGGTCAATACAGATGCGATTGTAGGTGATAACGAAGCGGATACCTTACAGAAAAAACAAGCTGCGTTGCTTGAAGCCGAAAGACGGCAAGCCATCAGACGTTTGATTGCTCGTAACCGAAGGGCAAGGTTTGGTGGCTCAAGATTGCTTATGTCATCGGCACGAGCTAACCCAGGTCTGGGCGTACCTCAAAGCCAGACAACATTAAGCCCAAGAATGAACCCAAGGGATAGCTATGCCTAAACTTAATCCAAGTGAAATAAAGAAAAAGTACGATAAGAGCAATTCGCATAAAAGACAATGGAGATCTATCTACGAAGATGCGTATCGTTATGCTTTACCCATGCGAAACCTTTATGATGGTTACTACGAAAGTGCGCCTGGTCAGGATAAAATGACAAGGGTTTTTGATAGTACTGCCATACAATCAACACAAAGATTTGCCAATCGTTTACAATCTGGCGTGTTTCCACCCCAAAGAAATTGGTGCAGATTAACCCCAGGCGAAGGTATTCCACAAGAACAGCATACGGAAATACAAAGAATACTTGATAGTTATTCTGAGCGTATGTTTTCTATTCTAAGGCAAAGTGCTTTTGATCAGGCTATGGGCGAGTTTTTACTAGAACTAGCGGTAGGTACGGCTGTTATGCTGATACAACCAGGCGATGATACTGTACCTATTCGATTTACTTCTGTTCCTACTTTCCTTGTTTCTTTTGAGGAAGGACCGCATGGCACGGTGGATAGTGTTTATCGAAGAATAAGAAAACCTTTTCGTCTGTTGGATATGGAGTATCCAGATATTAATATCCCAAATGAAATGGCGCAACGCTATGCAGGGGATGAAAATGAAAATGTCGATTTGATTGAAGCGACTTACTACATGAAAGAAGATGGTACATACTGCTATCAGATTATCGATGAAACTGGACAATACGAATTATTATCAAGGGAACTCAAATCTTTTCCTTGGGTTATTGCCAGATACATGAAAGCATCTAATGAAATCTATGGCCGTGGACCTGTATTGACAGCTTTACCTGATATTAAATCATTAAACCGATCTATTGAATTGACCCTGAAAAACGCAAGCCTGTCGATTGGAGGGGTCTTTACCGCAGCAGATGATGGTGTTCTGAACCCTTCAACCGTTCAAATATTACCAGGTGCTATCATTCCTGTTGCTAGAAATGGTGGTCCTCAGGGCGAGAGTTTACGGCCTTTACCTCGTTCTGGTGACCCCCAACTTTCTCAGATTGTAGCTAATGATTTAAGGCAAGCGATCAAACGTATTATGCTTGATGAAAGTCTTACACCAGATAATATGTCGGCACGATCAGCCACAGAAATAACAGCTAAATTAAGTGAATTATCACAAAATCTTGGTTCTGCTTTTGGCAGATTGATCAATGAAACTATGTATCCTGTTGTACGAAGAACTTTAGAGATCATGGATGAAAAAGGAATGATACAGTTACCGTTGAAGATTAATGGTGTTCAGGTCAAAATTGTACCGACAGCACCACTTGCTCAAGCACAAAACATGGAAAGAGTACAGGAAGTTCTACAGTTTGCACAGATTGTACAGCAAACCCCAATGGGTCAGTTTGTTTTAAAACAAGATGCTTTTCTTGATTACTTGGCAAAATCAATGGCAATACCTACAGAAATGATAACAACGCCTATGGAACGCATGGAGCTACAAAAACAAGCTATGGCAATGGCACAACAACAAGCACAGGCACAGGCGCAAGGACAACCAATGGAGCAGCAACCAAATGAAACAGCAGAAGAAACCGTCAATTAGCGAACCTGGTTGGGAAGGTTTAGATGCTCAGTTTGGTTATCAAGAACAAGCAGCTACCCAACTAGATAAAGAATATTTAAATACTTTTGGCACAGAAACAGGCAAGAAAGTGTTACAGGATTTAGAAAATAAAATATTAAATCAACCTTCTTGGATACCAGGCAGCAACGAACATTATGGATATTTTCGCGAGGGTCAAAATTCTGTGATTAGAGATATTCAAAATAAAATGAGGAGAGCATTAAATGGCTGAAGAAGAAGTAGTAGAAGAGGTACAAACTGAAGAAGTTGTAGAGGAAAAGCCACAAGGATTAATGGCAAATGCTAAGAAAGAAGAAGAAAAAGTAGAAGATGGCGAGATGGCTCATGATGTTGAGCAAGCCGAACTAAAGAAACCAGAATATTTACCAGAAGAATATTGGGATGCAGAAACAGGTGCAAATCTTGAAAAGCTTATGGGCGAGTTTGAAAAGCAGAAAACAAGCTATAACGAACTCCGTAAGAAAATGTCACAAGGCAAGCATAAAGCACCTGAGAAATATACATGGGAAAACCTTGGTGAAGTCGATGCTGATGATCCATTACTTGCTACATATACCGATTGGGCAAAGGAAAACGGCATTTCACAAGAAGCTTTTGATAAGTTGGGGCAAGCTTTCACAGAAATTCAAAACAATTATGCACAGGATGCACAACTGGATTTGGATAAAGAACGTCAACTATTGGGGAAAAATGCAAATGAGATTATTAACAGCAATGTGGAATGGGGTCGTGGGTTGGTTGCCAAAGGTATTTTCACGGAAGCCGACTACGAAGAACTCGAAATCCTCGGTGGCACAGCCAAAGGGCAAAGGATCATCCAGAAAATCAGGGGTCTCACAGGTGAAAAAGAAATCCCAGTCGCGTCGATTGAAGGCGAAGCACCAGACCAAGAAGAGCTAATGCAGATGGTTCAGGATGCCAGATACCAGAATGATCCGACTTACCGAAAGAAAGTAGAGAAGATGTATCAGGAAGCCTATTCTAATTCTTAAACGTAGGGTCTTGATTTTGAACAAGAACTATGATAACGATTAATTTCAAGGACAAGCCATTGTTCGCCCCTTCTGTTAATGGACAGTTTCCATAGCCCCTTTAACGGACAAGCGACCTAGTTTTAATTAATTTGGAGATAATACAATGGCAACTACGCTTTCACCAGCTTTTGTAAAGCTGTTCGAAGCTGAAGTCCATCAAGCCTATCAAGGAGCTGCTGTATTAAGAAATATCTGTCGAACAAGGACAGGTGTTGTTGGAAATACAGCTCAGTTTCCAAAATTAGGTTCTGGCGTTGCAACGGAAAGGACACCTAGTACGGACGTAGTTCCAGTTGGGGGCGTGTTCTCAGCCGTAACAGCGACTATGAAGGACTTTAGTGCATCAGAATATTCTGATATTTTTAATCAACAAAAAGTCAACTTTGACGAAAGATCAGAACTTGCTCAGTTAGTGGGTTCAGCTATCGGACGTAGAGAAGATCAAGTTATCTTGGACGCTTTGACAGCAGCTACCCCTGCTGCAACTGTAGCTAATACGGTTGTAACTTCAGGTTCAGCTTCTGCATCAGACCTCAATATTGGTAAGATATTAGCAGCTAAGAAAACTTTAGATACGAACTCTGTGCCACCTGATAACAGGCATTTGATTATTCATGCGAATAACCTAGCTGGTTTATTAGGTGATGAAAGAGCCGTTTCTGCTGACTTCCAAACTATTCGTGCCTTATCCAATGGTGAGGTTAATACCATCCTTGGTTTCCAAGTTCACATGATTGGTGACAGAACTGAAGGTGGATTAGCGATTGACGGAAGTTCTGACAGAACCTGCTTTGCTTTTCATAGAGATGCGATTGGTCTAGCCGTAGGCATTCCACCAAAGACAGAAATTAACTATGTACCTGAGAAAACTTCTTTCTTGGTAACATCTATGTTTTCTGCTGGTGCGATTTCTATCGATGGCAATGGTCAAGTCGACATAACCTGTAGGGAGAGTTAATCATGGCTTTTGATAGAGATGGATGGCAGCCAATGGGCGGTCAAGCAAAAAAAGGTTTAGCTCCGCAAATGTGGTCCTATACCTCAACAGATGCAAAGACAGATATCGATGCTTCTGGTTATTTTAACGATGTTTCAACTGATGTAAGTGTGGGTGATCTTATCTATGTTCATGCTTCAACAGGTGGAACGAGAACTTATAGTTTGCACCCTGTCGTATCCAATGCGTCAGGTGTTGTAGATATAGGTGATGGTACTGCTATTAGTGCAACTGATAGTGACTAAATAAAAGGTGACGTAATGGCTGCTGGCGATACAGACGTTTCAATTTGCTCCGAAGCTTTAATTCTGTTGGGTCAAACAGCCATTACTTCGTTTGATGACGGTACAGCAGGTGCTGGTGCTGCATCTAAAATATATCCAAAAGTTAAATCAAGTACCTTGGGAATGTATCCTTGGACGTTTACGTTAGCCAAAGTACAGCTAGGACAACTAGCAGCAGCTCCAACAAATGTTTGGGAGTACGCCTATCAATTACCTGCACAAATGCTTACTGGTGTACCTCGAAGGGTTTTTGCTTCTGATAGCGTAGGTGCAAATGTTATCAAAGATTATGAAATACAAGGTAATCAACTACTTACGGATTACACAAAAATATATGTTGATTATCAGCAGACAGTTAATGAACAGGCCATGCCAGATTATTTTGTAAAGCTTCTTACCTATCAAATGGCTTGGCATTTAGCGATACCGATTACCGATCAGGCAACCATGCTTGATACTTATAGAACAATAGCCTTGGGAACAATGGCTGAAAGTGGTCGAGGTGGTTACTTCCGTACGGCAACAAATATAGATAGTGCTGGTCAAAGCACAACAGTTATTGGAGATTATTTACTGACAGAGGTACGTTAATGAGTAGAGTAACTGTTTTTCAATCAGACTTCAGTTCTGGAGAAATAGACCCTCTGTTTCTTGGACGTATTGATCTTCAGCAATATCGAAAAGGTTTAGAAGAAGCCAAGAATGTAATTGTATTACCTCAAGGTGGTTTTGAAAGAAGACCAGGTACAAGGTTTATGCTTGATCTTACATCCCATTTAGGAAGTGGTATAACAGCAACACAAGGCATAAGGCTCATTCCTTTTGAGTTTTCTACTACACAATCTTTTATGCTTGTCTTTGTGAAGAACTCTACATCATCTAGCAATAATGTTCGTATGTTTGTTTACGCTTCTAAAACACAAATTACAGGTATTAATGGCGGTTCTGACCCTTACCTTGAAGTATCTATGGGTGATGTTGATTTATCTAAAATAAACTTTACTCAATCTGCCGATACATTAATTTTAGTTCATGAAGATATGTCACCAATCAGTATTGTTCGTGGTGCAAACAATCAAACATGGACTGCATCAACTATTTCTCTAACAATACCAAAACACGCATTTACATTAGGTAAAGCTGAAATATCTGGTAATGTTACTCCCTCTGCTACTTCTGGCTCAATCACCCTTACCTCGGCTGGAAGTAGCTTTACTACTGCTCATGTTGATCAATTTTTTACCAGAGATGATGGTTTTGGTCGTGTACGTATTGTAGAGTTTGTTTCTTCTTCTGAAGTCATAGGTGTTGTCGAAGTACCTTTTCTTAACACAACTGCTATTGCTGATAGCGCACATCATATCGAAACAGGTTATGAGGATGCCTTTTCTACATCAAGAGGTTTTCCAAGATCAGCGACTTTTCATGAAGGACGTTTGTTTTTCGGTGGTACTAAATCGTTACCCAACACTTTGTTTGGCAGCAAGGTTAATGACTTCTTTAACTTCAAACAATCTCAAGCTCTGGATGACGACGCTCTCAAGGCGACACTAAGTTCTGATAGAGTGAATGCTATAACAGGATTATTTGCTGCTCGTGACTTACAAATCTTTACAACAGGTGGTGAGTTTTTTGTCCAGCAAACAGAAGTAACGCCTATTACACCAACTAATTTAACGGTTAAATCTGCAACTAAAAATGGTTCTAAAGAAGGAATAAGACCTGTTCAAACGTCTGATGCTACTTTGTTCATTGATAGAAACGGTGGTGGTTTAAGAGAGTTTCTCTATAACGATGCTCAGTTAAACTATAATGCGAATAACGTATCTTTCTTGGCTAGTCATTTGATTAAGACCCCATTAAAGATGGCTATGCGTCAATCTACTGATACAGACGAAGGTGATTTATTATTGATTACCAATGGTGAAGATGGCACGATGGCTTGCTTTTCTATTCTTAGACCTGTCAATGTAGTCGCTGCTAGTGAATTTGTTACTGATGGAAGCTTTATTGATGTACAAGTTGACGTAACTGATATTTATACCGTCGTAACAAGAACAGTTAATTCTGCAACAAAGCAGTACTTAGAGTTATTTGATAGCCAAAGAACAACCGATTGTAATTTACAATATTTTTCAGGCGCATCCGCACCAGATCAATCGTTACCAGGATCAACTTCTGTATCAAATTTATCTCATTTAGAAGCTAAAACTGTTAAAGTATTACGAGATGGTTTTGTGCTGCTAGATAAAACTGTGTCTTCAAGTGCAATCACCATAGATGTAGCTCCATCGTCTTATGTCGAGGTTGGACTTGACTACACGGTGGAAGTA